TAGGCGACCCGCGCCGCGAAGCGCGGACCAAAGGAGGTTTGCGATGCCAACCATCAACTACCGGTACGGCCTTCTCCCGCCTGTGGAGGGGCGGGACGAGGTGATGCGGCAGTTGCACGTCGCGCACGAGGTGTACAACACGCTGGTCCAGTACGAGCGGGAGCGGCGGAAGGCGGTGGCCGACGCGACCCGCGAGACCGACGCAGAGGTCGCGCGGCTGGAGGCGGAGGTCGAGGCGCTCCTGTCCCGACTGACCGCCTTGCGATCCGAGATTCAGGCGGCGCGGGCTGGCGGTGGGGACAATGCGCGACTCGCGGAGGCCCAGGCGGAGGCGCGTGTGTGCAAGCGGCTGTTCGGAGAGGCAAAGGGCGCGCTCCGCGAAGCCAAGCGGGCCGCGCGACAGAACCCCGCGCTGCGGGAGCGGCTCGCGGCGATCAAAGACGAGCACCACCGGCGTCAACTCGCGCTCTACCACGAGGTCGTCGAGGTGGGCAAACGGTTGTACTGGCCCTCGTGGAACGACACGAAGGCCGCGGTCGAGCAGGCCGCCAAGAAGACGAAGAACGGCGACCTGCGGTTCCGGCGGTGGACCGGCGAGGGGAGCCTGTACACGCAGGTGCAAGGAAAGCAGCCTATCTGCGAGACGGCGACCTCGCGCTGGGTCCGGATCGACCTCGTGCCGCCCGAGGCGCATGACCCCGCGACACCGCGCGGAGAGCGCCGGCGTCTGTGTCGGACCCGCTTCTATCTGCGGATCGGGAGCACGGGTCCACGGGAGGACCCTGTGTTCGCGGTGTTCCCGATGGTCTATCACAGGTCGTTGCCGCCTGATGCGGTGATCTGCGGTGCGCGGATCGTCCGCCGGCTCAACGCCGACCGCGAGTACTGGCAGGCGGTCATCACGGTGGACCTGCCGGACGCGGTCGGGCAGAAGAGCGGGCCGCGCGTCTGTGCGCTGGACATCGGGTGGCGGGACCGGAGGCCTGAGGGCTCCGACGAGCCGCCGCCGCTGCGAGTCGCGGCGTGGTACGACGGGGACCGGACGGGCGAGGTGCTCGTGGACCCGTCGGTCTTCGAGAGGTGCGCGAAGGCGGATGCGATCCGGAGCACGCGCGACCGGATGCTTGATGACATGCGGGCGTTTCTGAGTGAGGCGCGGAAGGACCTCCCCGAGCACCTGGCGGAAGCGCTCGCGGGCTGCGGTCTCTGGCGTGCCGCGGGGAAGTTCGCGCGGCTGCGGGGGCTCCTGAGTGCGGGCGATGTGCCGGCGGAGGTGTGTGCGAGACCGGTATCTCGCGTGGTATCACCGCGACCGGCACCTGTGGCAATACGAGCACGGCATGAGGTTGAACGCGATCCGTGACCGCGACAACGCCTATCGGATCGCCGCGAAGCGGATCGCGCAAGAGTACGACACGATCATCGTGGAGGCTACGGCCACGCCGCAGAAGGAGCGGGACCCGAAGGCTCCGGTGGCGATGGACTTGAGGCCCCTGATCAAGGAGCCGGACCCCGAGGATGCACCGCCTCGGGACCAGGTGCGGGAGCGGAAGGAGAACAAGGCACACCATCAGCGATTCATCGCGGCTGCGGGGACCTTCCGCAGGTATCTCCTTGAGGCCGCGGTCAAGTACGGGACCCGCGTGGTGATGGTGCCGTGCGAGCAGACCACGCTCGAATGCTGGGTCTGCGGGGCGCGGTACGAGTTCGACAGGTGGCCGCTGATGCACAAGTGCGAGACGTGCGGCACATCCTGGGACCAGGACCTGAACGCTGCGCGGAACCTGTTCGCGAGAGGCGCTGTGGTGGCGAAAGGGCCGGGGCCGCTCGATCCGCAGAAGAATCGCCGGCTTCCACGGTGGCACAAACGGCACAAGGCGTATCGCGAGGGCGGTGGCGCGTGAACCGCTCGCAGGGCGCGGTATAGGTCTTTGAAACGATTATCTGTTTCGTGGGTTCTGTGGAAAAGGTATCTCTGGACCTTTCAACCAGAGACGGGTAGCAAGCCTC